TGGGTTCGATTCCCGTACGGGTCACCAAAAAGAGAAAACCCGCAATCCATTGAGATTGCGGGTTTTTCTTTATATACCAATGCTTTCCGCGTTCTTGTGCGTTGTAATATCTGACGCATTCTTGCATTGCCTGACGCATTCGGGATGCGATTTTCAACACAAAATGCTAACGAAAAATGCTAACGATTTTGCTTCACAATGCACCTGTAATACGCGCAAAGCTTTTCCTCCGGTCCTGGTCCGTCCTTGTCCATCAAGAACGCCCGCGCCAGCTCCGCGTAGAACTCCGGCACGTTTACGCCGAACTTCCGCGCCACGTCGTAGTAGTCCGAGTACATCATGTTCATCGTCACGCCGAAAACCCAGTGTGGGATATCGCGCCCGGCTCCGCTTGCATCTGCGACGGCGGACGTCTGATCCATCGTCCAGTGCGGCCCGGTAGTACCGTCGGCATTCTGCATCTTCGCCGCCCATGCCTCCGCGTCCTCGCGGGTGAAATTCATCATTTTCGTGGACTCACGAAAATGGTCTCCACCCATTTCGTCGAGCTTATGCAGGCGGCACAGGAGGCCCGCCACGGCGTCAGCCTCTTCGATGTGTCCCAGCGTCAGCGGCTTTTCGGAAAGCTCCTCCAGCCGCGCGTACAGTCCGTTGATGTAGTCTTTCATGCTCACGCCTCCTGTATGTATCTGTAAAGCTTGTCTATGTCATTTACATCAAATCGCATATCTTTGTCCTTGAACGAAAACAACGTAATTTTTTTACCGTTGATCTCCTCCCGAGCGTGCTTGTATAGCCGATCAATGTCAACGTTCCCTTGTTCGTCGAGTGCTCCAGTCATCTGCACAAAGAAATTATCCTTCATTGCAAGCAATCGCTCTTTTCCGCCGTCCATTGCCATCCGAATGAGTACGGATACAGCATAGCCAATACCTTGCGACAACCGCGGAATAAGCTCGCTATTTGCAAATCGCTCGAAGCCATTTAATGCCTGATCTATCGTTACCATAGGGATACCTCCGTATTAAGGGTGGGGCGGCTATTGCCGCCCCTTTGGTTTACTTGTTGCAGCACCCGCACTTCGGAAGCGGGTTGTAGAGCGTCTGCGCCGTGGTCGCGGTGCCGGTGGTGACGTCTGCGACCTGCTTCGGATAAAAGGTTGCGTTGGCATAGGTCACGATGGCGTTGTCGCCGCAGCAGCGCCGTTCGGCCTCCATCTCGATCTCGCGGTGCAGCTCGTCCTTGACGGATGCGATGTCCTGGCGGGCCAGCACGAAGCTGTCCTCGGTGCGCTGGTTGTGGACTGCCTGATCGCACATGGACTTCCGAACGTCCTTGAGCTGGCCGTCGATGTAAGTGTACATCTCCAGCATCTTCTGATCGTTGTAGGTGTTGGCCTTGAGCAGCGCGATCTCGCTGTCCTTCTGCGCGAGCTGCTGTTCACGATCCAGCTCATAGCGCGTTACCGGCATATTCTCGCTGCACGTGCCCGCCGCTACAGCCGCAACAGCCGGATTTGCGCAGATACCGCCCCAGCCTCCGCCGAGCAGATTGCCAAGCAGGCCGAGGCCGACGCCCGCCGTTCCGATGATACCAGTGGTCAGGGCCGCATTGGCCTTGCCATTGCTTGCGTATTCCATAGTAGTACCTCCGATAAAAATAGTAAGCTGGCCAGCTCCTATCCTCATTATGAGGCATCCCAGCGGAACAAAAAACCAACGCCTCGGCCACTTTTCGGGCGCAAAAGGTATAAAAAACAGCCACCCCTTACGGAGTGGCTGCCTTGTATATAGAAAAACGGGGCCGGTGCAGGCACCAGCCCTTGGAAAGAATACCGAGTATCCTTTTGTGCTACACACATATTATATACGCTCAGTAGTCAACTGTCAATTACTGCATAACTACTTTCTCAGCGTCATGCAGCACATTTCGGATGCTCTTTGAAAATGCAGGAAGTTTATTTTCGATATACTTCTTCTTAAAATTCATGATCGTTATCCCGGTCAATTCATCCGTGTCAATGTCTTTCAGATAGATCACATTCCCGTCGGAATCATCACCATAAGAATTACTGCGGTCACCGAGGGCAATGTACAGGACGTCGAATTTCTTGTCGTAGTCAAATACGATGCTATTCTTCTGCAACATATATCGCCTCACCTTCTCCACAGCCACTTTTCTTGTTGTTATTAGGATATGCGGTTACAACTTCGCCTGATCCGCCGCAGACAGACACAACGACGTGCGTATATTTGAGTTTCGGGTAGTATGTAGCACTTTTCGATTCTTTTGTATATATCCGACGTTCATCTAGCGGAGGGTTCGTGTCATGACTTGGCAAAATTAGTTCCGGCTCCCGAATCGTCTCCACGATTGCGTCTACGTTTGAAACCATGATGCTGTGGTTAAGCGCCACATGAGAATCCCACTGCTCTTTTGTGCAGAATACTTTTATCCCGCTTCTGTCAACAACTTCGAAAAAATTAGGCATCAATCCACCTGCTCACTCAGGATTTTGGACATCATTGCAGGGAGTGCCTCTGCTAACTGCTCATTCACAATCACTGCAGCTACCGTTTCTTCCTGGTCGCTGTACACAACGCCATTCGCTCCAACTACTGGATATTTATGCTTAAATGTAAAAACAAACTCGTTCTTTGCCTCGTTCGCAGTAACAGTCAGCGAATTTGCGTAAATAGGCTTGCACATTGTAGTATAATCTCCTTCTCTGTTTTTTATTTCATTATAGAACAAATTAAGCTCATTGTAAATGCAACAGAATATTAAATTTGCAATTTTGCCACAAGAGCCGCCCTATCCGGGCGGCTCCTTTAGATGCTCCCGCAGTACATTCATGCACCGCGCTATGATCTTCTTGACGCCGTTTACGCTCAAGCCCTCGCGCTCGGCAATGCGCTCATGGCTCCAATCGTCAAGGATCTTCCGTTTCAGGATTCCCCGGTATCGCTCCGAAAGAATCCATTCGTCGATCAAATGCTCCCAATCGCTGCGGCCCAGACTCGGAAGCCCCCGCAGCATATGCCCTCCTTACTTGCTATCCAGCACGGCGATATTGCCCTTATTGCTGACCTTCAGGCCCAGCGCGGCGGCGATATCGCGCACCTTGACATAGTTCGTGCCGTTTTTCAGGATGCGTTCGACGGCGACCTCCTTGCCGTCCACGATCATTTTCGACTTTTCTACCACTTCGTCCTCAAACCTTTCCAAGAATTTTTCCCACTGTTCGTTGCCAGTGGTGTGATAGTAGGTGTTCATGTCCGTGCCGACGAACGGGCGCGGGCAAAATTTCCCGGACACATCGTAATGCCGGATGATGTGATCCGCCGGAATATTGTGCTCCTCCATGAGCTTGCGGATGAGCCACTCGGCATTATCGAGTACCTTTTTCTCGAAGAACCAGTCGGCATCGTAAGCGCCCATGCGCTTCGGATTGACCTTCTTCGGCCGCAGCTCCACGCCGATAGAGTTCCAGTTCCGGCACTCCGGATGCAGCGTACCGTCTCCGCAGTGCCACGCCACATCCGTATCCTTGACGCACCGGTAAATGATATCGCCCTCGTCTACGGCATAGTGTGCGCTGGCTCTGGCCTGCGGATTTTTGAACCACGCGGCCACGCTGGCAGCAGAGCCGAGCGCGCCGAAGTAGTGCACGACGATCCATTTCGGCGTGCAGCCGCCCGCTCGATGGTTGATCGGCGTGAGCGCATCTTTAATTACCGGCATTGTTCGCGCCTCCATCCACTGCGTCCTGCACCTTCTGGCTCTGCGTTCCGAAGTAGAATGCGATCACGACGGCATACACCGTCATAAAGTCCTGGCTGATCTTGCCCACCACGGCCATGTACGCAAATACCGCCGTCAGCGTCAGCGTCACAAGGCTTTTCACGCTCAGGAGATTCCCGAGCCGCTTGATGATCTTATCCATCGTATGTACCTCCATCATCTTTATCATTTGGTTTTGCAAATACTCTCTTGAGCAGGAGCAAAAGCAGCTCCCCGCCGAAGGCCGCGCCCGCGAATACCAGCACGTCGCTGAGATCGCACGTCCTGTCCAGCAGTACGGCAGCCGTTTTCAGAATCATCGCCCATGTGGCCACTGCCGTGAGCATCCACAGGCAGTAGTACACAAGCTCGCGGGCCATGCGGCCCTTTGTCCATCGTTTCTTGTCTCTGCGCATCAGCCCAGCCCCAGTTTCGCCAGTGCAAAGCCGATCAGCCCTGCGAGGATTGCCGTGATAAGGCCCTTTACGACCGTCTCCCAGCGGCTTCCCGGCAGCGCCTTGAGGCTCTTTACGTCGTCCTTGATCTCAGTCACGTTCGCCTCGATCGTCTCCTGCTTCGTAGCAAGGACTTCGACCGAGGTCGCCAGCTGGTGCAGCGCCTTGTTGTCCGCCTCTAGCTCGTCGATTCTGTGCGTGTTGCTCTTGCATCGCGCCTCCACGGAGGCGATCTGCGCCTGAATTCCATCATCCATCTTGATACTCCTTTCAAAGCTTTCTATTTCGCACTCCGGGCAAACCATCCTGCCCTCCGGCACGGCCCGCCCGCAGCATACGCATGTATCCATCATTCAATCTTCTCGTCTTTGGTTGATTATATCAACGGTTGTGTTCTGGGTTATCCGCCGTGCCGACATTGGCCTCCTGCTCTACATAAACCTTTCGAACTACAACATCAATAATTACAACTTATCAATTGCCCATGGCGGTTGCTCTTATTTTGCCAGATTATCCATGATGGACATAGCATCAAGATAGCTGACCTCACCGTCGCCGTTAACGTCCGCACGCTTCAGTGCGTCCTCGTCCAGTGGCGCTGTACCTGCCAGATGATCCATGATAGCCGTGGCATCATTCTTGTCCACCTGGCCGTCCCCGTTCACGTCCCCAACTGCAAGGGGATATTCCACGACCAGCGTACTGACCAACTCAGCGGGAATCTCTAGCTTTAACTTAATACCATTCTTCAGTTCCATATTTAATTTGTACATAATAATCTCCTTTCAAAAATCATGCTGTAGTAGTGGTCAGCGACAGCTCTCCTGCCGTGATTATGATAGGCGCGTTAATCGCACCGCTAAGGTAATCCATGATGTTTAACTTCGCAGTCTCTACTTTCAGTACAGCAGCACCGGCAGAATCTGTGGCGATCTCGGAACGGAAAAATACAGTAACTGCGTAGGTCCCAGACCCTTGCATAGATGGAGGCTCCTCAAAACCTACACACTGATATGTCTTGTGGTCATAGATCAGTAAGGCGTTGCCATAGTCAACAAGCGCAATGGCCGTCACCATAGATACCTCTTGTGTGCAGGCCGCGTCGGTATATGCCTTGATATTGCCGTCAGCGTCCGCCTTACCATAGATCTTCTTACCCGGCAGAGCGGCGATTTGGGTTCTCCAAGTATCCATCGCGCTGGTAGGGATATTGCTCCCGTCCGCTTTGGCCAGCACCGCCGTTTCCCACGCTGTAGGCTTACCGTTTTCATCTATGGTATTGATGATGGGGGACTGCCCCGTGCTAGCGCCAGTGATACCGAGCGATTCATCCGTCCCGCCGCCGGGTACGTCCACCTTCAATGTTTTCCCGCCATATACCAGCGGCTTCCCGTCCATGTAAAGCTGTTTTTCCATGTATCCTCACCTCACGTTGCGCTTCCATATACGCTGTCGTTGCCATCGGTCACACGCACGGTCTCGATCTGGCGCAGTCCGCAGACGGAGATGATCTGCCGGATCTTGTCGATCATGGATTCCGCCACGCATTTGTGCGCATCGCCGGTAATATGCACGCCGTCGCGGAAGAATTTGCTGCGCACATCGGTATCGTCGTAATTGAGGAACCACTTGTCGAACAGATCCAGCACCCAGCAGCGCGTATGCATCTGGCAGAGAATTTTCAGCGCGATCAGATAATCCACCATCTTGACCGTACTGGTTTTCCATTTCTGATTTTTGAACGGCAGCAGCCACAGGATCTGCGCGCTGGGGAACGTCTCCTCCAGCAGCGCCAGCGTCTTTTCGACCGCGCCGTAGAAATTCGTATCCTCCGTCAGATCGGTCGCAGCGCCCAGCGCCGCCTGCTCCCAATGATCGTTTGTCCCCAGCTCGACGACCGCAATATCGACCGCATCCGCCCACATTTTGAGAGACAGATTCGTCTTGTACTCCGCTAGCTTCTGCGCCAGCCCGGAGTAGCCCGACATCGCCGCGTCATAGGACTCGTCGGTGTTCTGCTTCCCGTTCCAGTCAAAGCTGCCGCTGCCCGTCGTCACCGACGCGCCGCTCTGGCACAGCGCCATGGACTGCGCCCGCAGGTTCATCGGCACATATTTGCGGAATGCGTTCTGCAATCCAGCGTTGGATGCCGCGTAGGTGATGGAGTCGCCTATAAAATGGATGTTCAGCGTTCTGTCGCGCGGAACGTCTCTGGACATGGCCGCATACGCGCGTTCATTTTCTGCGTTTGCCGTTTTGGATACAAAAATCTGCTGCAAATAACCTTCGTCTCTTGCGAAGCCGTTCCCAAGGTCTTTCTTGAAAACATACCAGCTCTGTCCATGCATCCCATTCCCGAGATCACTCATTCCCGCCTGAACTTCTGCCACGAAGCAATTGTTGATGCGTTTACCGGCATCCGGCTTTACGCTTGCCCGGAGCAGATACCAGTCCTGTTTTACCGTGAAATACGCAGGGAGCGGACCCAGCGTCTGTCCGGAGATCGCAGGCTCGATGTAGCCCTTGGTGACCATGGTTTTCATGATCGTGTTAATGATGCCCGCCGCAACTCTCCCGTTCTCCAAAGCCTCTGCTGCGTCCGGCAGTGACGGGTAGGCATGATACCAGCCGAAAGTTGCAATATCCGACGGGTCTGTCACAAATTCATTCGTATTCACCGGATACGGAAGCTGCGTGAGGCAGTAGGTTTTTCCAGCCTCGAACTTGACCGAGTAGATCGCGCAGTTTGCGTTTTCTGCCTTGACTCCGCCGGTTGTGCCGTACCCGTCCAAAAACAGTGTCCATGGGATATCCCTGCATTCCGTGCTGTAGCCCGCCAGTTTCTGTGCGGAAACGCTGCCGTCCTGTACGGTCGTCGTCGCCTCCGGATGCTCCGTCAGCCAAGTCGATACTGCCGAGGACACCTGCGCGTCCGTGGGGCCGGAAATGGGATCGCCGAGCGTTGCTTCTACGCCGCCCGCGATCACATCTGCCGCGATTTCCTCCTTGTCCGCATCCGTCAGCACATAATCGTCACCGGCAGGCCCCTGCGGTCCAGTCGCACCCTGCGGGCCAGTCGCACCCTGTGGGCCGGTCGCACCCTGTGGGCCAGTCGCACCCTGCGGGCCAGTCGCGCCCTGCGGTCCGGTTGCACCTTTATCACCCTTCTCGCCGGTCGCACCCCGCGACGGCTTCCCGGTGTCCTCGTCCCCGAGATACCAATTGCCGTTTTCGCCGATCGTCGGCGTAATGCCGTCCTTGCCGTCTTTCCCAGTGCCGCCCGAGCCTCCCGCTGGAATCTTGTATACATCCTCCAGCCCGGGGAATTTAATGCTTTTCAGTTCCTTCACCAGCTACCACCTCCCAAAATCAGAATCTCATACGGCACACTTGCGAACGTCGCCGTGATCGTATTCGGCAGTGCAAAAATTGCGCGTCCAGTGCTGTTGTAGGCCACCCCTCCATATGCGCCCTTCTCCGCCTTTGCGTTGAATGCGCTCATAGACATATACGCGCTGAAATATTCACTGCTGAATGCGTACACGAGATTATCCCCTGTGACCGTGCTTGTCGTGTAGACCAGTGCAAAAGAAGGCGGGCTTGCTGAGATCAACTGCGTCTCCGCCTCGCTCAGCACCAGCATTTTCTTGTCGCTGGACGCCTCCGCTGCCGTCATGGTTCTTTTGACGAGTACGGGGTACTGGACGCCCTTCACGAGCACCGACGCCAGCGCATCATATGCCGCATCCTTCGTCACGGAGATATCCGAAGCGCCCGGTGTTACCGTCTTGCTCTGCAATTTCATTGCCTGAATGGTCTGCGCGCCCGCGAGATACTTCCCGGCGGGGATGGTCTGCGGCCGTGTGGACGGCGCGTAGGTCTGTGCGTCAAGGCTCTGCATCGTGCCGGTCGTTTTGCCGCCGTTGATGTATGCGGTGTACGGGCTGAGGATCTGCGCGGCAGTCGCTGTCGCGTCGGAAATATCCGGCCTCGGATCATAATGCCCGGCCTCCTCGGTCAGCTGCTCGATGGTTTTCTTTCCGGTAAACCCGAAGATCGTCCGCAGCGCCGATGCCAGCGCGTCGAGCTTGCTCTTTGTGACTAATACCTTATCGTTCTCAGCCATATGTCGCCTCGTCTCCGTCCGGCAGCGCGGTCAATACCGCCTGTACCAGCTCCGCCTTGTCGGCGTCCGTGAAATAATCCGTCCCCTTGACGGGCGTCTTGCCGTCCGCACCCTTCGCGCCCGTGGCTCCTGTCGCGCCCTGAGCGCCCGCAGGGCCTTTGATGTTGACCGGCGTCGGATTCTCCAAGCCTCCGTCGTTCGTCCAGCTGATAACGCCCTCCGCGCTGACGGACGGCGTGAACGTGTATCCGTTCTGTCCGCTCGTTCCGTCTCCTTCGGTCGTCAGCGCCCGGATCGTGATGTTTCCGTTCCCATCGTCCTCGACCACGGTCTGGAAGCTGTCGCCCTTCGGCCCCTGCTTGCCCTGCGGGCCGGTCGCGCCGTCCTTGCCGTCTGCGCCTGCGGGGCCGGGCGGCCCCTGCTGGCCCTCCGGGCCTGCCGGTCCCCGGATGTCTCCGAGGTCGATGGTGCTCCCATCCGTCAGCGTAAAGATCAGATGTCCTGTGTCAGAAATGGACACCGCCTTGATGCCTCTGGAAATGAGGCCGTGGATCGTCACCATCACGCTTTCCGGAATTTCGATTTTCATACCCTCGCCTCCTTACTCCACGCGCGCCACGTTCCCGCTCGCAAGCGTGGTCCGGTTGCCGTGCGTGTACAAAATGTCATACCGGTAGACGCCGCGCGGGAACTTGGCCGTCACCTCGTCCGTGAACGCCAGCGTGACCGTGTTCTCGTCCGCGCCCGTGAAGGAGAACTCCTGCACGGCCTTCTTCGTCCAGTCGTAGAACGTCACCTTGATCGTGTCCGTCTGCCCGATGGTCACGTCCGCGCCGTCCTGGTCCTCCAGCTCCATCCGGAGCCGGAGGGAGAACGTGTCTCCCTCATACCAGCAAATGCACCCGTTCGCAATGCGCGGGCTGACCCGCGCGCCGGGGATCGTGTTTGCCGCGCTCATTTCTTGTCTCCTTTCCTTTTGTTGGCCTCCTGCCGCCACTTGATGATGTTGTCCCGCGCCTTGTCTGCGTCGCCTCCAATAGCCTTGTACGCGCTGATGTAGGCATTCTTGAGCCGTGTCGCCTCGTCTCCGGTCGCTGCCAGCCAAGCTTCCTTGAAGTGCGTCGTGAGCTGTGAGGACAGGTCGCCCTTGTCCACGCCGTGCTTCATATACTCCCTGGCGACCTTCCGCGTATCGGCCAGCACGCCCTTGTCCACTGCGTCGAGGAACTTCCCGTACTTCTTCCAGCCCTCGCCGCCCTTCCACTCTTCGAGCGTCCAGTAAACGTCGTGCTCGTCCTCCGCCCCGCAGTACTCTTTCAGGAACGCGGCGGCGGTTTCCTCGTCTGCCAGCCCGTCTTGGAAATCCTGCTTCATCTGGCTCCGGAGGCTGCTGTTTACCGAGCTTTCCGCCTGCGCCTTTGTTTTTCCTCCGGCCATTTCTGCCGCAATGGCGTCCGCGCGAAGTGTCTCGTATTCCGACACGCCCTCTGTCGCTGCCTGATAAAGCTCCGTATGCCCTCCGCCCTCCATGATGATCTGGGCAAATTTGAACGCATCCAGAACACCGCGCTTCTGCGCGGCGCTGTAGCCCTGCTGATTTGCCCACTGCCGGAAGGCGTCCGCCTTTTCCGATGCCTTCATGCTTTCGTCTGCGTCTATCTGAAGCTTTTTCTGCGAAGCCTTGAGGTATTCGTCCATCCCGAGCACGCCGTTTTCTCCGGTCAGTGCGTCTATGCGTTCGCGCTCCTTGTCTCCGGCCATCATGAGGTAGTAGTACGCGCCCTGACCGGCCGTGGATACCTTGGAGGAAAGCAGCATATTCAGTTTGTCCAGCTTCGAATCCTCGCCGTCTCCGAGCTTGGAGATCCTGCGGATAAGCCTGTAGCTCTCCTCCTTGTCCGCGCCTGCCGCGATCATGGCTTGATATGCGGTCGTCTGCTTTTCTCCGATGGCCCGCTCTTCTCCGGCGTAATAGCGCCCGGTCTCGCTCAGACCGTTCGGGCCGAATACGACCGCCTGTATCCACTTTCCGATGTTCTTATTGTCTACCGGATAACGAAGCTTCGTCTGCTCTCCGTAGCCCTGATACACGCCGCCTCGAAGCATCGCGTCGATACCCCGCGCTGTTTTCTTGATCTGGCTGCCGCCGGGTATCATTTCAGTCCCGACGTCGAACGTCGCCTTTGCGATGTCCTGCGCGCTTTTGCCGCCCTTGACGGCATTGATCCACTTGTCGAGTGCTTTCGTCGGGATCGCCGCCGGAAGGGAATTGTCGCCCCAGCCGATCAGCGCGGAAGCATTCTGCAAATAGGGGATATCGTTTGCGATATCGCCGCCTGCGGCCTCCAGCGCTTTCCACCCGTCAAAGCTGCGCTCTTCGTTTTCTGTCCCGAAGAGCCGTTCGCCCGTGAGCTTTTCCCATCCGTCGTCCATGACCGTCCGCAGCGCGTCGTTGACTGGCAGGCCGTACCCGCTCGCAACGAAATTCGACGTGATCCCCAGCACATCGAACTGCGCCGGTGTTCCTCCGTATGTCTCATCCGAGAGCCTGTTCATAATAAACGCCGCGATCAGATATTTGACAATGACGCCCGCGAGCGCCTTGATCGCCTTGTCCTTGCCGTACTTCTTCGCCATCATCCGGAAGTCGAAGCCCGCCGTGTCCTGTGTCAGGTGCTCCCACGAGTTGGCAACTTCAAGCTGGAAGGTGTTCACAAGCTGCATGACCGGACTTTTGGAGTTGAACGCGACCGGCTTTGCGCCCTTCGAGCGGTCGCCCATGACCGCCGCGCCGTATTTGTCGGCGTAGCGCATGGCCTGCTCGTGCGTCATGCCCTTCTGGATGCCCTCCAGATAGGCCGCCCGCACTGCGATCGTCGATACCATGGCGTCCGCGAACTCCTGGGCCTGTCCCACCTTGTCGAGCGCCCACTCGTACATATTCTTTTCATCCGTGACAAGAAAGTGTACGCCCTTCTTGCTGGTCAGATAGTCGCTTTCCATTGCGAAGTCCGCCTTGCGGAGCTGTCCGGTCACCATGTCCTTGACGGCTGCCGCCGTGTTCCGGACGCCCTTTTCCGCGACAATGACCGGCAGCTGCGCCGTCTGGTTGAGGATCGTTGCAATGTTTCCCGCGACCTTCGCCGCTCCGAACCCTCGTGTGAGCCGGTTTCCGAAATTCAGGGCCTTTCGCCCGAAGTCTGCTTCCGTGGAGCGGTCTCCCATGGTCTGCTTCCCAGCGAGAATATTTGCGTAGTTGTCCAGCCACACGACAAGGTTAGAGTAAGTGCTTTTGTTTTTTGCGTCCTCGTACAGCTTGTCCAGCTCCGCTTCGATCATCGTGTCCAGCTCCGCCTGATCTGCGATTGTCCCGTGCGGAAGCTTTCCTTCCTGCTGCAAATAAAGAAGCTGTTCGTCCGGAAGCTTTTCCCGCAGCCATGTATACCGGTCAATGTCGAAGCTGATATCTTCCGACGAATACCGGCGGCGCAGGTAGTCGCTCAGCGCGCGCACCGTCATGATATCGTCCGTGTGATAGAACACCTCGGACATATACGCAACGTAGCTTTCAAAGCCCTTGGCTGCGTCAAAGTTGTATGTCTCGCTTGTTCTGTGCAGGAAATACGGATTCCAGCGCTTGTTTGGCTTGAAGTTCGCGGTCAATCCGGCAATGCTGGTAGGCAGCGTCACCGTATCCTCGTTGAGGCCCAGCGCTTTCAGTGCCGAGTCGAGCGCGCCACGGCTCTCTTCCGACTGCATATGCGGCGCGTAGTTTTGAATGAATCCGATCGGCTCGTATCCGTGCGCCACGAGGAAGTCGTTAATTGCCGCGTAAAATTCGTTGTATTTCTGCGTGTATGCCTTTGCGGCGTTGTCGATCTTCACCGCGTCGATCTTGCCGTCTGCCATCATGCGCAGCGCCCCGACCCACGAGGCATACATCTTCGCAAGCTGCTTTTCGTTCTTGTTGAGGTGCTCGCTCTTCGCCGCCTCGCTGGCCTTCATACCATCCGCAATCTTCAAGCCTGCCTTGGTGATCTGTGGATTTCCCGGCATATCCCCGAGCAGTGCCTCCGTTGCCTTGCCCTCCATCACGAGCTGTACAAGAATGCTCTCCTCATGTGTCAGCTCCGACTTCCTGCCCGTTGAATCCGCGAATTCTCGCACATCGTCAAACTGCCGGTTGATAAACCGTATCCTCTCAGATTCGTTCCCCTTGATCGGGTCGAAGATCGCCTTGTTGATCTTCTCGCCGGTCTCGTCTCCGAAGATTTTCAGCATGTTCCGCTGCGCTGTCCGGTGGTTGAGCGTGAACATATCCTGCACTTTATTGTCCTTGACGTCCTTGAACAGCGTCTCCAGCACTGCCGTCGTGTCCTGCCGGATGGATTTCCGCTGCGCTGCAAGCCGATCCTCTCCCAGCGCCGCTTCGGCGTTCATGTAATCCACCAGACTGAGCACGACGCGCTTGCTGAACCCTTGCGGGATGTCCTGCATATCAAACACGCCGTCCGCGATCTGCCTTGCAAACGCGACTTCCTTTGCGGTAGCGCCCAGCCGGTCTATCGCGCGGTTGACCTCCTTTTTGGCCTGCTTGAACGCCTTGTCCATCTCAATGAGCGTCTGCGTTTTCCCGTATCTGCCTACGGAGCGTTCGACCTTCACGCCCATTTTTTCGAGCGCGCCCGTACTCTTGAAGTCATTCCGGCTGCTTTCCTGCCAAGCCTGACCCTTTGCCTCTGCGCTCATGGCTTGAATTCTTGCCGGGATGCTTCCCTCGGCAAGCTTTCTCCGCATCATCCAGAATGTCGCCTCGTCAAGCCGCTGTCCCTCCGGCACAGTCTCGGCATAATACTTGTATACATCCTGCATGAACTTCGTGTTCTGGACAGTCTCCGCCCGGTACGTTCCGTCTGCATTTGGGAATTGCAGCGTCAGCGTCTTTGTGGATCGATCCGGCTTTGTCACGAAATCCAGCAGCGCCTTGGTGTACGCCTTTCCGTTTCCGGCCCAGTCCGCAGCGCGTGCGCCCTGCGTCACGATGCCGACCCTTACGCCCGGCGGCGTAATGCCCATCAGCCGGTAAAACGGATTTGGATCACTGCTGTACGCCCAGTCTGCCTTTGCGTCAAAATTGAAGATCGGCACGCCCGCCGCCGCTTTCTTCGCCGCATCCTCCGTCGCCGTGCCTGCCTCTGCATCCGTCTCCGTATCAGCAGGGGAGTAGCGCTGTTTCTGCTGCGCCTCTTCATATGCCTTTGCGAATGTGGTTTTCCCGTCGGCTGCCCCCGATGTGTAGCTTGACGCTCCCGATTTTTCCCACTTGACACCTGCTATAAAGTTGCGTATATTGGTAGTGAAGTCACCGCCTTGTATGGCTGCCAGCGAATTGGCCGCTGGTACCCCAGCAAGCGCGGCTTGGCTTCTTTTTTTATCCAGATACAGAAGCCGCCCGTCCGATGCTGCTGCCTCAAGGTCACTGATCAGAGCTGCACGGTCATAGCTGGTGATTACCTTGTTCGCGTCGATGCGCTTCCCATTCAGTGTGCCCTTTGTGTTAAGCGTCTCAATGACGACAATCGGGCCGCCTTTCCCAGCCTCTCCAGTGACCAGAACGATATTGCTGGCACGTTTCCCGTTTGCCCCGGCGGTGTCGGCAAATGCGGCAACGGGGTTTTCCGATGCGTTCAGCACCCGCTGCAGGCCATCTGCGCCGAGTCCGTGGTAGTTGACGTTCTGCCTGTACCGGCCATCTTTCTTTGCCTGTGCCTCGGTCGCCATCGCAGAATATGCCTTGTTCGCTGGCATTGTGACGTGCAGTGCATCTGCGCCGATCACATCCGTCAGAAAGTTCGACGTCTCCCCGATGTAGACTTCCCCGCTTTCCGCCTTGTATGTCCCGTCGAACACCTTCCGTAGATCTTCGCCCAGTCTGTCGCTTATAGAATATCTCTGATTCTTCGTCGGCTTCTCTGCATCCGGTTCCGCTATGCTTTCTCCCAAAATTGCCCGCACCGTCTCTGTGAACTTTGTCGCGTCCGCATCCGTATACCGGAGCATTCTTCCGGCGGCGTCTGCAAGGACTTCCTCCGTAGCGATGTTGAAAAGCGCTTCCTCGCTCATGCCCTCATAGACGCCGCGCATCCGCTTGACGTACTGCCCGGCAATCGCCATCAGCTCCGATTCGCTGAAACGGTCAGCCACCGCCTGCGCAGCTGCGTTCCTCTGCTCCGTACTCAGATCATGGAAAAGCGCATGATCGATCAGATTTTCCATCGCCCACTTTGTGCAGTCCGCGCGCACAGTGATCTGCCGCGTTCCGGTGTCTATGAACTCATCCACCGCCGTTCCGTTCGCAAGCCGAATTCTTCCCATGACGATATTGAGCGACGCTCCACGGGCCTCCACGGCCTTCTGGAGCGCTTTTTCATGCTCCCCATACGCTTCCACCGGGATTTTCAGCAGCGACTTTGTGGTGTCTCCGCCTTTCAGCCCCGCTTCTGCCGGGCTGATGTTTTCTGCGCCAAGATCCCGCGCACGATTGCGGAGGCGAACTGTCTCTCCTTGTCGCTCAAGGGTGCGTTCGATTTCTGAGCCTGCGCCCATGCGTCTACTCTGTCCTCCGGAATATACGCTTTCTGTCCGTCCTTCGCCGTTACGGCGACTAGCTTCCTGCTGTCCATACTGTTCCGTACCCCTTTCTGTATCCTCCTGAATTACCGTCTGCGCAGCTTTCTGCTGCGGCATTGCCGCCTCCTGTGCTGCCTGCATGGTTCCCTGCTGCTGGGCTTCTCTCGCTGCCTGCCGCGCATCCCGTTCGTCCGCATACTGGTTGTACGTCTGAAAAGCCGCCTCTTCCTGCGCGGCCTGATCTGCCTTTGCCGCCGCGTCAATGACCGCCTGCACCTCTGCCGTATCCGGCATCTGACCGGCATTGACCTTCTCCATGACCGCCTGTGCGGCCTCTGCGGTCGCCTGATCCCCGCGCTCCTTTGCCATCGACTCAACGGCGTCCATGACCTGTCCGATCACGTTCAGCTGTTCGCCCTTGTTGTATGCCTCTGTGAGCTTGTTCGTCCCCGCATACGCGCCGGACATGGCAAGACCGGAGATACCGCCCGCTAGGAACGAAAGCCCGTCCTCTTTCAGCATATCGGCCAGCGTCAGCGCAAGCGCCTTTTCCTTCGTATTGCCCTTCGAAAGATACTCCGCATACGCGCCCATGACCTCGCCCCGGTCGTGCTTTGCCGCAACGTCGTAGATGCGGTTGAGCCAGTTGGACGCGATCTCTTCCGCGCCCTCGGACGCGAAGGCACGCAGCGCTTTTTTCCACACCTGTTTTCCGCTGAGCATGGTCTCAATGATGTCGCCCACGGAGTATTTCTCCGTGAATCCCTCGATAGCGCCCTCTACGATGCCGTCAATAAGCGCCTCCTGATTGGACTTGCCGCGCTGAATGCCCTCATAGACGGAATCTGCTGCGACCTGCGACCCCATCACCCAGTTCATCGTCTCTGCCACCGCCGAGGACGCCGCTTCTCCGCTGAGTCCTGTCGTTCCGACGAGCGCTGTCGAGACGGCCATGTTGACCGCGCTGTCCAGCGCGGATGTTCCTGCCTGATACAAAAACTGTCCGACCGGCCCCATGCCCTCCATGACGCCGCTGCGGATACCGCTCGAGACGTGCGTCGCTGCGTACATTGGGCTGTAGATGTTCGTCGGCATATCTGCGTTCTGATATCCGCCGAGTCCCTTCGGCAGAATGCCGCGAAGCGATTCGATGTTTCCAAGCGCCTTGAACGGCGCCATCATCGACGACGTTACCGTCGAGAAAACAGGCGCATCCTGTCCGAACTGCTGCGCACCCGACATGCGCATCTGATAGTCCTCGAAATCCTCTAAGTACTTTTCGTATTCTGCCAGCCGTCCGATCTGATCCTCAGAATACCCCTTCTGCTGGAGCCTGTGCTTCGCGTCCGTTTTTTTCAGAAGATTCGTCCCGTTGATGTCTTTCAGCAGATTTCGCGTCTCTGTATCCAGCGTGCCGACGGCGTTCTCCGCCTGTCCAAGCGCTCGTGTGGAATCCAGCGCCGCTTTTTGGGTCTCCAGCGTGTCGATCTCGCTCTGTATGTCCATGACCCCTCGAGCCTGCCTGCGCGTCCCGTTTTCATCGGTGTACCAAGCCGTCCCGTTCTCGTCAAACTGATAGTCTCGGAAATGCTCGTCGGATTTCTGCTCATATAGCTGATCCAGTTGCTTCTGCATTTCTGCCGAAGTCCGCTTCATGCCGCGCAGTTGATCCGGAAGGACCGTCTCCCTGTATCGCTTTTCCTGCTCCGCAGCCCGTCTTTCCAGCTCTCCGTCGAACTGATTCAGGCCGATCAGGCGGCTGTAGTCCTGCCCGGCATTCGTCGCCGCCTTCTGGGCCGCCGTGCCGGTCTGCACCTTGCGCTGCTGCTGACGTTCCTTTTCCTGCAATGTCCGCCGGTACCCGCTCATCTGGTCGTGGTTGATGGAGCCAATGATCTGGTTCTGCCGCTCCTGCATCGTCCTGAGGTACCCGCTCAGCTGGTCATGGTTGATCGAATCCGCGATCTGCTTGTACTGCTGATACGCCGCCTCATAGCTCTGCGGCGTCGCTTTCTTGGTGCTCGTCCGGTAATCCGGATTATACGGGCCGTTCTTGACGTTCTGCCCGCCGCCGTTGCGCAGATAATCGTCAAGCAGTGCCTGACCGTTTGTGTTTCCGCTGCTGGACTGTCTCGAAATGCCGTATCCTGTCTCCTGCTTATACTGATCGAGAAGGTCCCGCCCTGTTTGTTTCTTCTTCGCCATACTCTATCCTCATACGCGCGGGATTCCAAATCCGGCTTTGTTCAGGATACTGACCAGCTCGTTGTACTGCTTCTTGCCGGTCGCGGTGCTTGTGTCGATCTGAGCGGACATGGTATAGAACAGGTCAAATGCCTTATCCTTCTGTCCCGCCATGATCCACTCGGTCATACCGCGCTTGAGCTGGTTGTACGTCTGTGCCGTCGCGCCGCCCGCACCGCCTCTGTTGTAGGTGTTGTCGATATAGCCCTTTCCGTTTCCGGTGCCGGAGCTGCCCGCGCTTCCGCCGCCGCTGCCGCCGCTTCCGCCTGCGGCCTTCTGCTGCGACTGCCAATAGGCCTGCTCCTGCGCGGCCTTCTGCTGCCAGTAGCTGAGCTGGTCCGACCACTGCGTGTAATCTTTGTTCCACTCGGAGTCGTAGGCGCTCCGCGCGTCGGCAAGATCGTTGTAGTAGTCCGATACCGTATCCCGGTACTTGCTGTAGTCCATGCTCTCCCGGTCGCTCACGAGGCCGTACCGGTTGTAGAGATCCTGTCCCTCGTCCTGATACCGTCCATACGCCCGGTCGTAGAGATCCGGCACGATATCGTTCAGACTCTGGAGGTATGCGTTGTAGGTCTGCTGGCCGACCTGCTCTGCGTAGGTCGAGCCGTAGCCGCCCGTGAGGCTGGCCGCCTGACCCATCGTGTCCTGCATGGCCGTCCTGCCGAGCCTCTGATACTGCTCCTTGTACTGCTGGTACAGCGCGTCCTGGTTGAGATCGTATTGGAACGGCTTTCGGTTGGTGATCTGGTCGTACAGGCTGTCCAGCTCCGCATCCCACCGCGACTGGTACGCGCCCGGCCTCCGGCTCTGCACCTGCTGGAGATACGCCTTTGCCTGCGAGACTGCGCCGGAAGGGGAGTAGCCCCGTTCCAGATTCCCGAGCCTGCCCGCCGTGTAGTCGGAATAGCCCGGCAGCGTGTTCCGCGTGGAATAGCTGCCCTTGTAGTTCTGTGTGGTCTGGCCCTTGTTGACGAGCGTGGACTTGTACTGCCCGTCGGCCCCTACGCTGTCGATGCGGTAAGTGCCTCCCGCCGTGACCACCTCGTCGCCGACGCCGAGGCCGGACGGCGCGCGTCCGTCGTCATTTACTCTGTACAGCGCCATCTTTCGTCTCTCCCTTCTCGGGCGGCGTTGCTGCCTCTGCCGCCTCCTGCATCTCCACGAGCCTCTGAAGCTCCGCCCGGTAGCTGTCGAGCACGAGCGCTGCCACGACCGGCGGCAGCCTCGACCCGTTCAGCGCCTCGGCGATCTTCCTTCTCAGCTCGTTAACTTCTTTTACCATCATGTACCCTCCTCGGTATCCTCCGTGGCGTTGCCGGAGGTGTTGATGCTGGCCCCGTTAAAGGTGAGGCTCGTTCCCTTGATGCTGACGGCTCCGCTGCCCGCGATCTGGACGTGTGCGCTGTCGTCGCCGTTCTGTATGTACACGTCGCCCGACCCCGCAATGATGCGCACTGCGCCGTAGCTGTACAGCTCCACTGCCGACGCCGCCGAGCTTGCGCCCGTGATGCTGATCCATCCCTTGTTGCCGATGTTCAGATCCAGCGACGCCAGCGCGCCGGATGCGTTTGTGCTGACCGATGCGGCCAGCGCCGTCAGCTCCTGCACGTCCGCGATCAGCGACGAAAGCTGCATCTGAATGCTGGTGTAGCTGCCGTTCTGGTTGAGCAGCAGATCGCTTGCCTTGATGGAGCCTGTGATATCCGCGCCCGTCGCGGTCAGCTTGCCGGTCGAATCCACCTTAAATGCACTTCCGATGGAAAGCCCGTCCGTTCCGAAGTAAAGTCCGGCCCCGCCCCATGTGTTGTCGGTGCGGTAGATGCTGCTCTCGGAGATGCTCCACGGGCCGAAGCTCGACCCGGCAGCCGCCGTGACTGTTCCGGTCAGCTTCGCGTCGAATGCCTCCAGCGTCCCGGAAGGGAAGTGCAGCTTCTTTTCCGACAGGTACGCGACCTCGTCGCCGCCCTGCCAGAAGCTGACCCTGCCGGACGTGACGGTCAGCAGCTCGTTCTTTGTCTTGTCGATGACTTCGTTTTCGTTGGACACGGTCGTCTCGATGTTGCCCACGCCCACGCCGTACACGGGCTTCACCCCGTCGTAGTACAGAAGACCCGTCTTCACATACTGCTTCGAGTTCACTGTGAACGCGTTGTTGACGCCCGCCGAGAATTCATACAGCTGCCGGATTCCGAACTCGTTTCCGTCAATGGTCATGCTGGCCTCCCGCCAGTACTTTCCGAAGTCCGACACGGCAACATAATTTCCGCTGAGCTTGAGCTTGAATGCCTCGGAGTTCTCCGCCGCGAAATCCGCCGTCTTGATGATGAGCGTCTTGAGCGCGGCAAATCCGCTCAGCTCCGTCAGCCGCTCCTCCTTCGACAGTGCGCTTGCATCGATGGCCTGCGAGATCTGCGTGAGCACCGCGCCCGCCGACCAGTCCGCGCCGTTCAGCTCATCCGTCAGCTGCACCAGATACCGCCGCAGCCCGTCCAGCTGCTGCGCGGCGTCTCCGCCGGTCATGGGCGGATACTGTAAAGTCAGACTTCCCATGCGCGCCTCACAGATGGATGAACGGGGCCGTCATTTTCGGCATGTTCGTCCGGTTGTAAAAATCCTGATACGCCGTGTAGTAGGCGTTGTACTTGGTCATTGCGTTGTTGTACCGCGTCATTTCTCCGTTCGCGTCGGAGATCTTCATTTCCAGATACCAGCGGTATATCTCGTCATACGGCCACGGAATGCGCAGCTTCGTGTCGAGATCGACCGTTTCCGGGTACCCCTCGAACGTCTGTTCGTTTGGCTTCTCCTGCGGCACACAGCCGCACCATTCGCGGTCGAGCGGATCGCGCGTCCGCACCCACGGCTCGCAGACCGGATTCCCGCTTCCATGTGTTTTTTCTATTTCCAGATAGACTACGCCGTCCAGCTCGCTGAGCCAGCGCACCTTATCGATGTTCTCATATTGATTTGGCGTGAGCCGGTCAACGGCTTCAATCGCCTCTCGGATGGTCATGCTCACTGCCTCCTTTTCATTTTCCGTATTCGATAAAAGGGCCGCTTGCGCGGCCCTCTTTATCACTGCTGCTGCATTTCGTGGACGCGCTCAAAGAGCTCCGTCTCCTGCATCTGTGCGTGCTCCAGCACCTCGGCCACCGCCAGCGGCACCTCCACGGGCTTACCGCGCGGCACCTGATATGCCTTACCGTTGATGCAGACAAATTCGAACTGCTGCTCTGTCTCCGATGCGCGCGGCAGGAAGATGTTCTTCGTTGCCTGCGCTTCGGCCTTGGTTTCTACCTCTGCCATTTCGGCCTTGGTTTCTACCTCTGCCATTTCGGTCTTGGTTTCTACCTCTGCCATTTCGGTCTTGGTTTTTACCTCTGCCATGCTGTACCTCCTTAGTTGGCCTCGTCCGTGCCGGAGTACTCCGACAGGCTCTCCACGCGGACCATGCGATCCTGATAGAGGATCTTCGTCGCGGTGGAGAACTTATAGCCGAGCGTGCTGAACTGGTTCAGCGGGCCGCCCGCCTGCTCCTTGCTCTTGACGATCATTTCCAGACCGCCGCCCTCCGGATCGATCATGCCGAAGGCGTCCTTGCCGAGGAAGAGCGTGGAATACACGCTGTAGTAGGTCGCCGCAGGCGTACCGCCCGTACCGGCTGCCGTCTTGACGGGGCAGGTGTTGTTGTTCCAGATCTTCGCCTCGGTCGTCTCGATGAAGCGAACGCCGTGCAGCTCGCCGATCTCGCCGGTAAACAGCGGCGTGACCGCCGCATACTTGTGCGCCTCAATCCACTCCTTGTTCTCGCGCAGGTCATAGGAGACCGACGGATGGATGATCGCAACGTACTTGCCGTTGATCGTCGGCGCCTTGAGCTTTTTCAGCGTGGTCACGGCCTTGTTGACCTCGGTCGGGGTCAGCTTGGACGTGGTGTCCATGCCCGCTCTGGTATCGACGGCGGTATGCGCGCCCGCCGTGCTCACCTTGTCGCAGTACTGGACGGTCTGTCCAGCTGCGAGGGTGTCCCGCACAAGCTTGTCCTGCGTGGTGCCCGCCGAAGCGCCCAGCTCCTCGGTCGCGTTGAGGATCACGTTGTCGATGGCGTGCAGCTCCAGCTGATCGGATACCGTCAGGTAGGTGCCGTACTGCAGGATGCTTGCCGTCATGCTCGACTGTCCGAACTTCTGGCCGGTCGGGATGACGCCCTCGGTCAGTGCCGAAGCGTCCGCGAGGGTGTTGAACTTGCGCCATTCGACCTTCTTGCCTCTGCCCTTCGGCAGCGGCTGCTTCCTGGCGAACTGCGCGTGGATCAGATTCGGACGCGCGTTTTCCAGCAGCTCCGTGTCGTAGTAGGTCTTCATCAGCGACGACAGGTCGTTGGGCGCTGCGAACGCCGTGGTCGAGCCGTCGTATGCGTTTACATAGTTCTGCGTGGTGTTGACCAGCGTACCGGCGTCCGGTGCGTGGCATACCTGCATGATCTCAGAAAGTGTCTTCAAAATTTAGCTCCCTTCCCGGGGCTAAAGATGCTTAGAAGGTGATCTTCTCGCCCCGATTGACTCGTGCGCGAATTTCGTCGCGCTGTTGTTTCGTGAGCTTTCGAGGGTCAAACTGTACGGGCATGCCGTTTCCTGCGTTGGCCGCGCCCTCCGGAGGACGCATCCCGTTCGCCTGGATACCGGCTACGATCTGCTGCTGTGTTGCCTGCGCGACGGCGCGCGTCCGCGCTGCCGCCAGCTCCGCCTTGTGGACGACCTCATAGGCCGTCAGCGCCGGGACGCCGTTGGAGACCAGCCGCCCAAAGTCCGGGTTTGCCAGCTCCTGCGACAGATCCGCCTGCGGGTACATCGCCTGCACCTCCGCGAACTGCCCGACGATGCGGTCGAATTCCGCCCGCCGCTGCATTTCGCCCTGCGCCGCTGCGTTCTCGCGCTGGAGCGCGGCGTTCTGCCGCTCCAACTGCTTCGTGTGCATCAGCGTTTCCAGCGGGATGCCCTTCTCCATGGCCTCGGCCTCGTAAAGCCGCTTGTCGTCGGTCAGCTTTCTGGTCAGCGCGTCATAGTCGATCTTGTCCGGATCGGAGACGTCGATGCCGTACTGCTGGCCCAGCACATCGAGGATGGGGGAGAACTTGCTGATCGTTGCCTTCGAGTTCTTGAGGCGTTCCATAACTGCCTCTTTTACTTTCCGGCCATACTCTGCCTTGTACTTGCCCTTGATGAGACTCTCGAAAGTTTCTTCCTGCTGCACCTGAGCGCCGGGTGCGGTCTGCGCGGCTGCGGCGGGGCCGGGGGCTCCTTCCGGGCCGTTTGGACAACCGGTCGTGCCTACAAGGGCTGTGGCCGGACTGCTCGTGTTCGGCTGGGCGTTGGCCGTCATACCGCCCATGCCGCCAGCGTCGGCGGCGAAAAATGGGATAAACGATTTGTAAAACATATAGTTCCTTTCAGCCCGTCGGTGGGCGATCCCTTGAATTTATCTCGTCGCGCTGTGCGCGGTCGATACGTTTTCTTCCGGTCAATCCGGCTGTGTGCTCTTCTGCGACTGCTCCCGCGCATCCGTCACGGTCTTTGCCTCCGTGCCCGCTTCTTCGCCGGGCATTTCTGCCTTTGCGTTTCCGGCCGCCGGAGCCTGCGCCTGCGCATCCGCGCCAAGGATCTGCTGTGCCAGCCCGTCCGCCATGGCCGGGTCGAAGCGCTCCGCCAGTGCCAGCGCCATCTGCTGCCAGCTGGCCAGCTCCTGCTGGAGCGTTCCGTTCTGTGCGATCTTCTGGCTGATCTCGTCCTTGCCGTCAAAGTCCATCATGTCGAGCGTCGCCAGCGCCTGATCCGCCCTTGTCGGGTCGAAGAATCCGAGCTGATAGAATTGCAGCGCCAGTTCGTTCTGGCTGAGCCTCGTATACTCGGAGGATTTCTGCGCCGATACCTCGATATCGAATACCGGCTTGCGCCATGTCACGTCTCCGCCAAGGCCCAGCAGCTCCTGCTGCTTGAGATTCTGGTTCGAGTAGGTTACATATTCCTCCGTCCCGAGCTGGCCCCGGATGCGGAACTTGCGCGGCAGATCGTAGAACTGCCGTATCCGCTCGATCACCATGCGGATGAGCCGCGCGTATGCCCGGTATGCCGAGCGTGTCGCGTCCTTGGAGCTGCGCCCGGACGCCTCCTGCAAGGCGGCAATGGCGCTGGCCGCCGTCACGCCGGAGCTTACCGAGCCGTTGTTGACGTCCGTGTTGCCGGTCGTCCATTTCAGCTCCTCGATCTTGTTCTGAATGACGTTTATGTAGTTTGCCGACAGGGGACTGACCGTGATCGGCATCACCGAGTCCTGTCCCAGATTGCCGTCCGCGTGGACGAACGGCTTTCGCCAGTCGGCGTATTCCTTTTCGTTGATACTTCCGTCGCTGCGGATGAACCAGCGCGGCGTGGACGCCATCACGGAGTTTTTCAGGATCGCCTGATTGAGCAGGTCGATCTGCTCCTGTGCGCTCTTGCCGATGTCGATATAGCCGTATCCGGCAATCGATCCCTTCACCGGGAAGAGCGCGTCGATCACGAACGGATAATCTCCGTCCTCGTAAAGCCCGCTCTGCATATTCGGATCGTTCTCGGTTGCAGAAAGCACCGTCTCGCCCACGAATTTGCAGAAGTGGAGCACGCTCTTTCCGTTCTCGATCTTCTTGTAGTACCAGTCCACCACGAGCGATTTGTCCGTCGTATCCACCTGATCGTCCGTTTCGTACTTGCTGACAAAGGTGTTGTCGCTGCGCAGCGTGTCGCCGACCTGCGGATACCGCTGCTTGAGCACGTCGTTGTCCACCAGCTCCGCGTAGAAAAGGTTTTTGCTCTTCTGAATGTCGGTCACGCCCGGCTCCCAGAAGAGGTTGAGCAGATCGATCTCCCGGATGGATACATCCCCGAGTCCGTTGAGCTTGGAGCTGTCCCAGAACACGCCCCATGCCAGCGTTCCCTGCTTCATCTTCGTCCAGCATGAGTCGGAATACGTCTCCTCGAAGTCGTTCTGTTCGAGGATCACCGGCACAATGCTGGTGAGCATCGCCGCCTCGGAGCGGTCGTCCGGCTCTCTTGGCCGGATGGCAGGCTCCGGAAACGCCGCCACGGCGTCCGCGTGCTTGCCCATAATGACGTTGAAGAGCCACGCCGACCGCCACTGCGGGTCGTATGGATTCCCACTCGGACTCATTTCCTGCCAGTGCTGGAGCTTCCACCACTGCTCGCAGGCGACGAGCCGATTTTCAAGCGCCTTCTTTCCGGACTTGTACTTGGTCAGCGTATCCATAGCCGTCCGGATCTGCGCCACGCCGATGGGCTGCATCGTTTCGCCCGCTTCAATGTCGCCCAGCACGTCCTGTATCGTCGTCATGTTCGTGTTTTCGTCCATGTTTCTCTCCTTTCGGTGTCCAAGTCTGACACCGCGTCAGGCGTCGCTTCCGGTTTCCAGAACGCGTCCGATGCTGTAGAGCTTAAACGGCCCTGTGCCGGTGATCTTGAATCGCAGATGGTCGCATCGCTGCGGGCGGATCGGCAGCAGGAACGTCCGCAGTCCGTGTCCGTCCATGTGTCCGGCGTGCCGGAACTCCCCGCAGGAGTCGTACTCGATCCAGAAGTCGCACGCGCTTCCGATCGGCAGCTGCATCCGCAGATTCAGCCGTGAGATGTATTTCTTCCCGACGAGGCCGCACGTCATGATCCCGGTCGTCGCCGACCACTGGATCTCCGGCTCGACATTTCCGCCGCCGGAGCCGTAGGCCGTGATAAGCATCCCGTTTACGTGGAGCATATAAAGCTCATCGTCGAGCGCGGCGAACTGCGTCACATGTAGTCCGTCCTCCCGGTGCCAAAGCCCCTTGAGCGTGTCATATACGAAAAGCTGCCATGCATCTTTGCTGTCCTGCATTGAGATGAAATACTTCCCGCGCACGCCTCCGGCAGCCGCCTTGCGGTAAAGCTCCGGCCCGAAGGCGTCCGAGATCAGATAGGGGAGAGAGCCGTCATAGACGCACACGCCGTCCCGCGCCTTGTAATAGAGCTTATCGGCGATAACGGTCAGGCTCTGTTCGCTTCCGCGCTGCACGCCTCGGGCCTTGATCTCCTTTACCTGATGCGCGCCCTGCGCGCTCGGATAAATGCGGTGAAAGCAGTCCTCCTTGAAGAAGATCGGACTGTCTGCCAGCGTCGCGGCTCCTGTGAAGCGTCCGTCCGTGCCGCAGCTTGCGCGCCATGAGTCGGTCGAAATGCCCTGATAGCACTCCCAGTTCTTGAAATCGCCCAGCTTGCAGCAGTACAGCTCGTTGACGGTTTTCCCGTCGGATACGCCGTACCGGCAGCCCCAGAGCCGGTTACCGCTCTCGGTGATGTAGTCCATCTTCGGCACACGCCGGGCGGCCTTGACCTCGCCGGTGCTCTGGCTCGCGTCCGCGTCCACGATCCCGACGATCACAAGGTAGTTGTCGCCGACGTCCTGCAAAACGTGGGAGCCGTTGAGCTTTTCGACCTGATTCGTCCCGTCGAGGCCGCTGATCTGCACGCCGTCATACTTCTTGAAGCCCGCTCCGATGCCGTTTGCCTCCAGCTTGACGTATACCGTCGGGATGCTCACCCACTGGCTCTGGACGGAGCTCCACTGTTTCAGCTCATGCTTTCCCGTGTCCAGCCAGTAGGCGTCGTTCGCGGCGTCCTCCGGCATCGCCTGCTGCCGGTATGTGATCGTGATAACGGCTCCGTCCACGGTGCAGACCTTGATGGAAAGCGCCGTCTGCGTGCAATCCACAAGGTTTTCATGGCCCATGTAGCCGTTGTCCGTGTAGTCCTCGGTGTTGAAATACCATCCGTCCGGGAAAACGCAGATGTACGCGCCCATGGATACCATCTGTTTTTCTCCCTCGGAGAGCAGCACCCCGCCCATGTAGGGGGACATGGACAGTGCGTTGTACCACAGCACGCCGTCCTCGATCCATGCCAGCGCGTCCTTTGCCAGCAGCCCCTGAATGCCGGAGAAATCGCCGACCATTGCGCGGGCCGCGCGCTGAGACAGCAGGGGATAGTAATCCGAGGTGAGATTCTGCATCTCGTAGAATTCGCCGTCGGCAATGCGCAGGTTGTGGTTGTAGCCCGCGAAGGTCTCTGTCACCATCTGTTCCTGCGCAGGCGCGCTCAGTTCGGGGTATCGCATCATCTTTCCTCCATCATGTTCAGCGGATCGATCCACTGCGGCTTTTCCGGCACGGCCAGCATCGGCTTCACCGGCCTCGACATGCAGAAATACCGCCATTCGTCCGCGCAGTTGTGGGAGATCACGCCGCCTTGTATTACAAAATCGTGCGTTTCCTCCACTTCCATGTTGTATACATCTGCGCATCCTGCACGCCTAACCGATTTGACCTTCATCCCGGATCCTCCTCCGCCGAAATGCCGCCTTGCAGTTCGGCCCACAGAAATGATTCGAGCCTTGCGGGTAAACGAACTTGGTCTGATATGTCTTTCCGCAGAAGCTGCAAACGTATGTTTGAACCTTCCGCTTTTCCCAATTTTCAAGCCCCAGCTTTGCGTGGAAGCCCCTTCCTGCATCCGAGCCGTGCCACACGCGGGCGGCCTCTCTGGCTGCACCGATGCAGGCCGCGCTTTCTGCGCGCCTTTCCGGCGTGCTCATGTGCCCGCTCAAATGCTCGTGTCCTTCCAGCAGCTCAAGATTCGAAATGTCGTTGTTGCTCCGATCTCCGTCCTTGTGGTGAATGTGATATCCTTCCGGTATCTCTCCGTTGTGATACTCCCACACGGCTCTGTGGAGTCGGTGTCCCTTTCGCTGGAAATACGTTCCGCACAGGTAATACGTCACTCCGTCAAACTTCTGCGCCGTCGCGCTGATCTTCTGAATTTCCATATGTTTTTACCTCCATCCCTGCCGACAGATCCCCGGCGCGTATCCAATCGCCGTTTGGAAGCATGAATCTGTGGTCATCGGTGCATTGAATGATCGTTCCGTCCTCCAACTCGATTTCCAGAAGCTCCGCGTCTTTTCGCGTTCTTCGCACATCTCCGTATCTGTGGAGCTGCCCGTCCGAGGACATCACCCGCCCCGTTGTCCCGACGAGGCTTTCCATCGTCCTGTATCCATTTTCCGTGAGCACCAACGTGTCCCCCACGAGGCAATGATCCTCAAGGCTCGTATCCAGATCTTCCGGCTTGTGTTCATCGTACATGAGCAGCGGGATCGTCCGGAGGAACGCCTTGCAGGTGTTGAAAACGTACATACGCGGGTATCCGTTCTCGTCGAATTGCAGCCGGTAGTGGCATTGCATCCAGCCCGGAATGCGTTTGTTGTCGCCCGGCGTGAAATATACGCGGTATCTGGCCGCTGTCTGCGCCACGCTTTCTCCGCGCGAAGCGTCCCAGATCGACGGGTCTGCCACTCCGGTGATCTGCTTTCCGGCCAGCCATGGATGCTCTCGCTCCATCTTCGCGATCTCCTGAAACTGCACGTCCGGCGACCACTTGACGCCGGTGTTCGGCTCGCGTGTGCATCCGTAAAGCTCCAGAATGCGGTAGATCACGCCGTCGTAATCGACGGCCCACCACGCGCAGGAGAACGGCTTCCCGTATCCGAAGTCGTAGCTCCGGCAGATCGTCCAGCCCGGATCGGGCGTGAACGGCTCGATCACATGGGTGTTCTGCCGTGTCTGATAGCCCTCCGGGTTGTTGATAAAATCCTCGAAGAACTGGCCCTCGTAAATGTCCCACCGGCCCTCCAGCCATGCCTGCCGGAGCTTTTCCGGCAGCTTTTGCAGCGTCTGGACGTACTCCGGCTGCGTCTCCATGAGCGCCTTGTTGTCGGTCACCAGCGCCTGGATGAACGTGTAGTTCTCCGGCTTTTCGCCTTCCTCAAAAATGCGATCGATGAACAGCCGCTTGAAATATCCGTGGCTCTGACCGCCCGGATTGAGCGTGTAATAGGTGCGCTTCGGGAATCCGTTCGTACCGCGTACCGTGGTGTCGATGGCATCGAGCCACTCCTTTTTGAGCTGCGCGGCCTCGTCGATGAATACCACATCGTACTCCGCGCCCTGATACTGGAGCATATCGTTATCGTTTGCGCAGTAGCCGAACTTGATCGTCGAGCCGTTTCGGAATGTCAGGAGCTTCTTGTCCTGCGCATACCGCGCAACGCCGTTCAGCTCCTGCCTGAGCTGGTTGATGTGGTTGTTGAGCAGCTCCGGATACGTCCGGCGCACGATGAGGATCTTGATCCCCGGCCAGCTGAGCGCCAGCAGCTTCGACTTTGCGCGGACGGACCAGCTTTTTCCGCCGCCTCTGGCCCCTCCGTAGGCCACATAGCGCGTCAGCGCTTCCATGAAGCGCCTCTGCTTGTCGGAGATGCGCGAAAAGTCGAGCGTTACCTTCGCCATTGCGCGATCTCCTCCGGAAGTTCGATCTCCGTCTCCGTCGTACCGCCTGCCTTTTCATCCCATCCGAACTTTCGTTCCAGATGGAACTTTGCGCCGTTCGCGGCGGAGCTGTCGAGGCGCTGGATGTTGTAGATCTCGATTCGCGCCCCTGCGCGCGCGCAAGTCCTGGCGAATTCCTCCGATGTGCGCATCGCATCCCATTGCTTTTCGTCCAGGCCCAGCGCGCCCAGCAGCTCCGGCATGCACGGAGGCCGTATCCATATCTCGCGCATGAGCGGCTTTTTCCCGCGCATCACCGGCACGACCGCCGTCTGCGTGTGTCCGTATTTGTCGAGCGCGGGGCATTGCATCACGATCCGTTCTCCGTTTTTGATAAACTCCCGATCCTCCAGCACCGGCTCCGTCCTTGTCACCGGCTCCCTGTAGCAGATCGATGTGAAATACCGGTCGATCGCGGAGCGAAGCTCCCGCGCGCTCTTGTACACCTTTTCGTTCAGGCTCTTCGCCCCCTTCCTTTTTCGGAGACTCTGCCAGGCGCGGAGGTTCCCAACTCCGCGCCCAGTAGGAAGGAAAGAACATGGCTCGTACCGCCTCGGGCCTTCGCCCGGCACAGCCTCCGAAATATGCAAAAAAATCCGGACCCCCGCTTTCGCGGAGATCCGGCTTTCGCTCGTCCATATTGCCCTTCGGATGCACAAGCAGCCGACGACCTCCGCAGCAGCGGACAGATCATCGGCTCAGGCTCATAGGCTCAGGCTCAGTATTCACGATCGAGGTTTTCCTACAATTTTTGCAGTACAGTGGGAAGTCCCGGAGCCGCGTGGACTCCAGCAATCGGATCGGCGTCCGTCTGCCGCATATCGGGCAGACGACGCGATCTCCTTCCCTCACTAGCACCTTACCACACTTTTGTTCGCATTGCAAGTACTTTTTTCGCCTCCCCTCGGCATCGTCGCAAAACCCTACACATTTACAAGGCAAGATTTAAGCGGCTCCCGTCCGCTTCAATTTTTCATCCTTTGGGGATCGAATACATATTTATAGTATTGGTATCCGTACTGTGTGGCTCTGGCCTCAACAAGTACATAGCCGCGCGGGGCGACCGGCGGATGCTCCGGGCTGTACTCCCGGACGGCCTCGGTGGCAGGCTCCGGCTCCGGCTTTGTGCAGGTGCGGCTTGCCTTGTATCTGTGGCCTCCGAACTCCTTCCGCCAGTGGCCGTGCAGGTAGTTCGCCAGCGCGGTGTAGTCCTGCCCGTGATCTATCTTTTCTCCATTCTGGTTTACATAATAGTTGTGCTTGCGAAGGTGCTTGCTCTCGACCACGCTTCCGAGGCCCCACAGCTTCGCAATGGCGTCCTCCGGGATGCCGTCAGAGACCATGTGGATGTGGAAGCGGTTCGTAGATTTTCCGCGCCCGTATACCATCACGATCTTTGCCTCCGGGTATCGGTATGTAAGTCTGCGCCAGAATCTATCACGGATACACTTGATCTCTCCCACGGTATGCACCTCAAACTCCGCGCTGAGCGTAAGCGTGGAGTAGAGGCTGGTCGGGCCGAAATTTGCGTTGATAAGCGCCGCGAACTTGCCCTCTGAAATTTTGGAGTTGAATTCGTCGCGCTCTGCCTGTGTGGCGAAGCGCGGCTTTCTCGGCTTGCTGCTCTTGATATCCGCCTGCTCGCTCACGTTGTATACGATCTGGGTGCATACCGCCCCGGCGAAAAGCCGCCGCTTGTGCCTCTTTGTCATAATTTCTCCCGCCCTGCCTTATTTTCCGAGGCTTGCGACAATTTGCCGTTCGCGCTCTGATAACTCCCATATATGTGCTGCGGCCTTCTCTGCTGCGGCCTTCTCTGCTGCTGCCTTCTCTGCTGCGGCCTTCTCTGCTGCGGCTTTCTCGGATAGCAGTAGGCCTCCGCCGAAAATCGCTTTCCCCATCTGGCACTGGCTGTCCAGCTTTGCAATCTGTGTGCAGTCCTTGCGCTTAACCGCAAGCTCTATACCGTAGTGCGCATATTTCTGCAGCATGGCTGCCGTAAGCACATGATCTGGGTATGTATATTTCGGCAACTCCCGTTTCGTCTCCGACTTTATCTTCCGCATCGCCCGCTCGATTGCCTTTCTCAGTTCTGGTGCAGTTTGCGCGACGTTCCCGCCATAGCTTGTAATAAATGCTGTGCGAACGACTGCGCCATTCTCGTATGTGATATCTGCATCGCAAATGATATGATTCGTCCGCATCACAACTGATCGGCCGGAGAACGCCGTGAGCGACGGCGCAAAGAGAAAAAATGAGATCCCTCTATCCAGATAAAATTCGCAGATTTTTGATAAGATCGAAAACGGCGGGTTATCCAGCACTGTGCATCCGTCCGGATATTCAAAGCGTTCATAGTCCCCACCCGGGTAGAACGGCCGCACGATGCAGGCAGGATCGATTCCATACTCACTGCACGCCCAATCCAGGATTGCATCATAAACGAGCGGTGGCGTGTAGCAGTCATCCGTTGTCTTTTTGGGTTTGAATTTCTCCGTGAACGCATCGTATTCCGGGTTGTCGCCGAATAAGCATCCTTGTTCCCATTGCATACCGAAGCCCTCCTTTGTGTTTCTCTGCCCGTTCAAAACGTGGCCGGATCTTCCGGCCATGCGTTCAGCGTACAGCGCCGCTGTCGCTTACTTTAATTCCTGCTTCTTCCAGTAAATCGTCGATATCCATCCATTGGCTATCCCCGATGTATTCTCCGTCGGCATCGTAAAATTGGTACTCGGTGTAAGGCTTTGCATTTATTCCCGTGTACTCTTTCAGCAGCTCTCTGTATCTGTTCCCATACTGCTCTTCTAAAATTTCGTCGCGCTGCTCACTTGTAATGTATTTATCCATCACGTCACCTCCACGGCCTCATCCAGCCGCACATTGATCTTCTTCCCGCCGGACTCGATCACATATCCTCCATGCCCGCCGTACCTTGCCTCGAATTTCAGCGCATCGTACACCGCGCCCACCTTGGGCTGCAGCTTCGGGAATACCGGTATCCTTGTCGTGATCCGGATGCGCGTCTGCGTTGGGTGAATTTTCTTTTTGAAAATCCCTTCACCTTCTCGTTCGCAATTTTCCGCCGCCGTTACCGCCGAGCAACGTTTGCTGCAATAAAACTTTTCCGCATTCTTCATCCTGTACGGCGCGCGCTGGAATACCTTCCCGCATCGCGCGCACTGCATCGTTACCATCGTTGGCATACTGTCCACTCCTTTTTTACCCGGACGCGGCCTTTGCAGCTGCCGCGCCCGGCGCCTTAAGCCGGGTCTCCCTCCTGCGCACCTCATGGCACAGTGCGCAGGCATAAGTCCATCGAAAAATCAGTTCTCCCGGCTGTTTGCCGCTTCTATCTCCTTGCGTTCCTGCATAAAGCCGTGCAGAAACAGCTCCAGCAGATTCGCCGCGCCGTTTACCATCTTGGTAAGATCCTTTTTGCTGATCTGGAGCTTGCCGGTCGTCACGACCTGCAAGTCCGGCCTGCCGATGATCTGTACCGTCGGATTCGGCTCGATCGTCCGTTTTCCATCCTCCTCGATCTTATAGAGAGGCGGCGTTTCCTGCTTCATCACGATCCTCGGGGGATACTCCGTCCCAACGAAATCCACAGCCCAATGCTTGCCGTTGTACTCATTTCCAAACGAAACCAGCTCTACTGCAAAATATTGCATGATCTCAGCCATCTGTTTGCTCCTTTCCTACGTGCTTCCTCCGCACGCCGTTTTCATCCTCCGTGAGCGGCAGCGCCTTTCTGCGCGTCTGCTCCTCCAGCTGCCATCCGCAGTGTGCGCAGGTCTCGTCGCCCGCGTACTCCATCATGCAGCACCGCGCCGACTTCGGCAGCAGGCAGCGCTTTTCATCCTCTGCCATCCCTACACCTCCTGTATGTCGATCCCGTACTTGGATCGCATCATTTTCTTGTTGCGCAGGTACTCCTTTGTGCGCGTGGCCGTTGATTTCACGTCCTCCACCACCAGCTTCCCTCCGAAGCGATAGGAGAAATCCGCCGTGTAGCGGATCGCGCGGATGCGCTGTCCGACCTCGGTTATGTAGCTCTCCTGCAGCGTAAACTGCGGCTGGAGCCGAAGATCTGTAATGATCTCCGCGCGGAGCATCGCCATCAGCTCGTCGTACCGCCGCGCCTCTTTCTGGCTATCGAATTTGATTCCCGCCCGCTCTGCCGGAGCATTTCGGTACTTCGCGGTGCGCTTCTTTGCCTGCTCCTCCTGGAGCGCCTGCCGCGAGTAAAGCTCCCGCATTCTCGGCGGCATGTCCGCCATCGATTCAAATCTCAGCCCGCTCATTCTTTCCTCCATCCATCTTTGCACCGCAGCTCGGGCAATGCATTGTACCTCCTTTTTCGTAACCCGTAACTGCAAAAATCGTCTACATCCCTCACCGGCGTAAAAGTGTTCTCGTTCGCGTATTTAAAAATCGAATTTGAGCAATTACAATAAACGCCAGTCTCTCCATCATTCCTTTCATACAATTCTCCGTGTTTACAGTCCTTGCAGCGCACTACCGATACCACATCAACGGTTGGTGCATCTTCAATTTCAAATTCTTCCGATAGCCACTTGAATACATTCGCAAGGCAAAACGAGCCGAACCCAACGTGATATTTTTTATCTGTCGGATCAAAATACAAAATGTTGTAATACGGTTTTTCAGCCGATCCACAAACAAAGATTTTGGCAAAGTTGGTCTTTACCTTACTGAAACTCACTTCGCAGCCTCCATTTCCTGCAGCGCCCGCTTGGCCTTCTCGCGGGTCAAAAATACGGTTTCCCTTAAAACAGCGCGGATAATAGGCGTGTTTATGCGATGATTCGTTCCATTTAGTCAGTCTTTCCATTCTGTCTACATCCTTTCCTTCAGAATCGTAATGTGGAGTTGGCGTCCAAGCCATTTCAACCCATTTTCCGTGAGCGTGTACCATGTGCTGACTATTCCTACTTTTTTCTGGACAACGTCACGCGGCAGTTTGTCTAAAACTCGATTCCCGGAAAGTGTGTCTTCATAGTAATTCCTGTATGGACGGTAAAACGCCTTTCCATGCCGGTGATACGGTCGCTTATGGTCAAGCCCGACCATGTGCTTGCAGATTTCAAGCAATCTTGCGTATTCTTCCACCGTAAAGTTCATCTCGATGCCCATATCCAACCCCATAACGCCAATCGCGCCCGTGTGTTCTCTGTCTCGTTTTTCCACCCAACTCCGAGGATGCTTGCAGCCGAGCCGACCGTCGCTTGTTTCATAACCGTATTTACCCTCACTTTCTGGGCAGACATCTTCCGGATCAGAAAGTGGGCAACATTCGCAAATCATTCAGATTTCTCCTTCCTCCGGCGTTTCCGGCAAGCCGCGCCATTCCCACGCATTCTTGTCGAGATGACACTCACTGCATTTGCACGTCTTTGATTTACAGTTGGAGCAGTCGCGCGTATCGCACGCATACTTGCAAGTCTTGCAGCTCCGCGCATCCGCGAGGTCTGCTAACGCCGCGTCCCTCTCGGCTTCTGCCTCCGCCTGCTTCCGCTGAGCAAGAGCAATCACCATATCCTTCCACTCAATTTCTTTGCGAAGGGATTCAAGCGCACTTGCTTGTCCATCCGGAAGCACCACGTTCTCGGCGGTCAGGCGCTCGATCACGTTAGCAGCCGCAAACTCGATGTATTCCCGCCGATCTTGGATTTCTCCGACCTTGCAGTTTTCGCACGCGTCGTCGTGTCCAAGCCCCTTCGCGCAGCACCGCAGCGCCTGCACGATTTCCTTTTCCTTGTCTGTCATATATCCTCCATCCCGCGGCCACCTTGAGCCGCTCAATCGCGGTTTGTTCTAAGTCCATCGGTTCAGCTCCTCCATCAATGCCTTAAAAATCGGGTATGCCTGCTGCGGCACTACGGCGTTTCCGAGGCATTTAAGTCTGTCCACCCTGGCGGGAATCCCATGAGCCACTCTACCCACGTCGGGTTCAGCTGCCCAGCAACGTCCGTCCGCAAGCTCCTGTGATTTCCCCCACCGTGCGTCCCCTGCGCATCCGCTGCACATGGTGTCGTAAACAGCTTCATTGCCACTCTCTGCGTCAGATTGCATTTGCCCGGATCTTTCTGCCGGCTTGGCGGCACAGATTTCAGCGTGTCTTTGTATTCGTTCGCACGCGGCGGCGGCCACAGCCCTTTCGTCCGGGCTAACACGTGCTCCCGCAGATTGCTCACCCCCCCATGTACGCCCTGATTGCTCGTAAATGTCGTTTTCCCGGCTGCGAGCAGGTTGACCTTCTTTTCTGTTGCTATCGTGCAGCCAGCCACCGTCGGTGTCGGCCACATCTGCGATGCCGACGAAGAACACCCTCGATCTTCTGTGCCAAGCTCCGACAGCCGCAGCCTCAAAATTAAACACGACGACGTGATAGCCAGCACGCTCCAGATCCTTGACCACCTGCCCGGCGGCAATCTTGATGATTCCAGGAACGTTCTCGCCGACAACGCAACGCGGGCGCAGCTCGGTGATAACTCGGAGCATCTCCGGCCAGAGGTATCGATCATCCCTTTTGCCCTTTTGCTTTCCAGCCACGGAGAAGGGCTGGCAGGGGAATCCGCCGGAAATAACGTCAACTGTTCGCATGCCTGTCCGCTCATAAAAACTCTCCTTTGTCAGCGTCCGGACGTCGCGCCAGCGCGGCACGTCCGGCCAGTGCTTTTCCAGCACTTTCGTCGGGTAATCGGCAAACTCGCATTGCCCGACGGTCGTAAATCCTGCCCACTCGGCAGCTAGATCCAGCCCGCCGATCCCGGTAAACAGGCTCAGATGCGTCAGCATCGTGCCTCATCCCTCCCCGTCGTCAGCGCGAATGATCTCCGTCGCCTCTTGCAAATATGGATTTTCATGGTATACTCTCCTTGTACTTAACTTGTTACGGGGAAGTGTAGACCTCTCCGCCCTCGTCCGGCTGCAACCGGTCGAGGGCATTTTTTATCCGATCAGGAACTCCGGCTTATGGTGGAGCTTCATCGCCTTGGCGTTCTGGTGGTACTCCGGCGCGCTCCACTTATAGCCCCAGTATTTGGCCGCCGTAAAGATCGCGGCCAGCTCGTCTCCCGCGCGTACCGTGACGCTCTGATCCCGGTACACGACTGTGTAGTAGTTCTTCCCGGTATACCCGGCCTGTGCGATCACGTTCGGCCTGCGCGGTGCCCGCTCTCCCGGGTAATCGACGCTATTTTGCCGCATACAAATGCCCCTTCCTTACTTTCCTCCCGGCGTGCGCGATCTCCCGCTGCGCCACGAAATTCAGCTCCTGCGCGTGCTTCTCTGCGAGCTGCTTTTGATAGATGTGCTCCCGGATGGACTGATACGGCATCCACGAGCAGCACATCGCACTGCATCCCGGCGCACGTCCCGGACAGTCTCTCCCGCAGGGAGGCGGGATCGGCTTTGTTTTCGGTGCGTACCGCATTATTCGTCCACGGCCTCCTCCCACAAATGCTGCATCCACGCCGCCAGCGTCAGCAGCCGCTTGCGCGTCTCCAGCAGCTCCCCGACGGTCTCCCGGTCGATGCGCGGCTGACTGCTCAGTATCTCCGCGTCCTCCTGATCCTGTTCAGCGGCCCGTGTGGCCGCATCGATCAGGTCTGCCAGCTGCTCCGGCGTCAGCTCCACTGGAATTTTCCCGTCGTCCTCACAGCTCATACAGCACACTCCCCAATGCAGCGCTGATCGCCGCCGCGCCTCCGAAGGCCAGCGCCGCACCGGCCAGCTCCAAGGCCAGCAGCACCAGCGCCATGCCGGACAAAAACGCCCCTGCAAGCCAGCAGACGGAGAGCGCCGTCCGGCGCACCCGCTCTCTCTTTTCCCGCAGGCCATCCCTCTCGGCTCTGCGTGCTTCCCATTCTCGCTCCCGCGCTCTCTGGTGATTGATCCCCGTGATAAACTCCACGTCGCTCATGTTCTTTCCTCCCTCAGTATGGATAACAGATCGTCTCCCGCACCCTTTCGATCGGCACGGACAGCTTCCGCATCAGCGGCAGCACCTTGTCAAAGTACGCGGTCGGCTGCTCGAAAACGCGGTAGAGCGTCTTTTCGCTGCATCCTGCGTACCGGCTCGCCACTTCGATGGTGACGCCCTGCGCGGCCATTTCCCCCCGGATCATCGCCCGCAGGCGGTAATCCGTCGTCCGCTCGACTCGCATCTTCGGCATATGCTCACGCCTCCCTTAAAACTTCCTCTTCTCGAACGCGCGGTTTTTCAGGATATCAAGGATTTCCGACTGTGCATCCTCTCCCGCCGCGTGGAAGCTCTTCACCACGAAGGCGTCCACGCTGTTCATGCCCCACGCGACCACGCTGTTCTCCGGCGGCTCCGCATGCTCCGGCATCCCGATTTCATGCAAAATCTTGATGCAGCGTTCCGCATTGCCGCGCGCCTCCGCGTACTCAGCCGCACCGCTGTCCTCGTCAAAAAGCACCCCAATCTCTTCCAGCAGCGCACGAAGCGTCGCCCGTTTCAGTTTTTCCATGTCTTACACCTCCTTCCGTCCCGCCTGCATCAGCTTTGCCGCCGTTGCCATACCCTGCATATATGTGATCATGACCTCGATCTGCTGCGGATTCATATGCTTCATCTCGTGCAGCACGCCGTCGATCTTCTTCTTCTGTTCCTCGGACATCTCTTCACCTTCTTCCTTGACACTTCCTGTTCCTGCCTGTAAAATTGAGTCACCCGGGCAGCTCGGGGATCCTTCACGGAAAGGGGGGTGTTGCCTTATGGAGACTCTGATTTCTTCCATAATGCCTCCCTCGATCTGTGTGCGCCGTAAGCTTCTCACAGTCGCCGCCAAGCCATAGCGCCATGGCGGCCGGGTCGCTCCGTAAGTGAGAGGGTCGGACAAAGCAGCCGTCGCCTCGGCTGGCTGCCGTCGTGGTCGCCCCACGTTAAAAACGCGGAAAACGGCATCCTTTGTCCGGTGCGCACAAACTGGCAGAGGTGGCGCGTTCGCAGGCGAGCGCTCACGCCATCTCGCCGCCCCCGGGTTACTCAATTTTGCAGGCAAGAAGGAGGTGAGATAAATGGATCAATCTTTTTCCCTCAATGAGCTTGAATTCTTGTACTCCATCACACATCAGTGCATTTTCCTCAATAACCATCAGCTCGACAACGACGCCTCCATTACTGCGGATACCAGAAACAGCATCGTTGACGAGATCAAAGTCGCCATGAAGTGCTTGCGTAAACTCCGATCCGCTATTTCGGATGCTTCCCCGGATACTCTCAAAGTTCTGGATGCCGCGCTTCCGCCTCTCCGCTAAAGTGCAAGGTCACATTTCCCGCGCCGTCCTGCTCCGGCAGTTCGGCGCTTTTTAATGCCTGCCTGTACTTTCCTCGGATTTCCGTTTCCTGCTGCCATCTCGTTCTTCGTTCCAGACTTCGCTTTGCGAAAGCTGCTATTCTTTTTTCAGTTTTCAGTGTCTTTTCATCCATGCTTCTCACCCCCTTGACGCCTCCTGCCGCACCTGCTATCCTGAACTTGGAAGCGATGCGCGGGAGGTGTCATGACATTTTTGAATGATTTGGAGCTGGAACTGCAAGCCTCCGGCTCCATCGACAAGACCGTAACGGTCTATTGCCACAAATACAAGCGTAAAGAAACCGTCTTTTTTGTCCTCACGCAGCATCCTCAGCCCTTCGGCTATGTGTTCAACGCCTGCGAGCAGAATTGCCCTTCTGCCTGCATGGAACAGTGCCGTCTGCGTGCGGAGGCTGAATTTAAGGAACACTATTCGCAGTTGCCCCTTCTCAGCCCCTCTTCGGGCTGACCCCGTTCGCCCACTGATAGATACAGCGCATCGCTTCCTTCAGCGCTTCCGCATACGGGTCTGCGCACCTCGGCCATGCGTGCCCGCCGTAATACGCGGGGATCAAATCCCGGTGCGTCTGGATGAGCCCCCCAAGCTTTGACATACCGTCAGCCGCCGGATCGCTATGCGCGATCGCTTCCAGCAGCTCCGACTGAAGCCCGTGGACCTCGATCATGCAGAGCAGCCCGCGCTTGAGCGCCGCGTTGCACTCGTCGATCTGCGGCACCCTGTATCCGCACTTCACGGCTTCGTTGTGCCCGATCAGACTTGCGATCATCATCGCCTGCTCCATGTGTGTCATACCTCTCACCCCCTTCCCATCGACATTTCTTTTCTTGGATTCGTCTCCTGTAACTTCTAATTCATTCCTCGGTTATACGTTAGCATACCTCAGAACCGTTGTCAAGCATTATTTCATTTCTGGGTTATGTTTCTTCTTGACATTTTATTTCCGACGTGTTACCTTGTGGATAGAAGGTGGTGAAAAGTGTGAGCACAATCAATGATCGAATCGCTTATTTAATCAAAGATCTCGGCATTACAAAAACAAAATTTGCCGAAACCATCAATTTAAGTCAGCCGTTCGTCTCCGCTATTTGTTCTGGCTCAAAGGTTCCGAGCGACCGCACGATTGCAGACATCTGCCGCGAGTTCAACGTATCTCTTGCATGGCTGGAGACCGGAGAAGGGGAGATGTACGTCCAGCGCAGTGAGAACGAGCGCATGGCCCTGATGTTTGCCGACGTTCTGGCCGAGGCCGACGAATCTGTCCGCAAGCGCTGCATCGCTGCGGCAATGGAAATGCCCCCTGAGTTCTGGGACAACATCTACGAGTACGCGAAAAAAATCACCGGAAGCGAATGACCGCTTCCGGTGATTTCTTATCGAAGGATCTTTTCTGCCAGCCGCAGCAGCAGCCATACCTGCTCATCAGTCGCCCGCTCAAGGATGTTTTTCAGTCTTTCTCTTGCCTTTTCCATCATTTCCTCCCTTTCTCAACAAAAACGCCGTTCATTTTTCGTTCATATTTCCATCTTGCACCAGTCACCGCTGTGGCGTAATCTATAAATATCATAGTAACAGTGGGATGTGGTATCCATAGAAGCGATAATCGGTTTGTTGGACTTATTCTGTGACAATTTGGTTGTACTGAAAATACTTGCCCTCATAGGTGCCGAATTGCTCTTGGGTCTTCTTTTCTATTTTTTGCTATTCTTTCTTTCAGACAAGAATGAACGGGTTTTTACGTTCATTTTGACACCTATCGGTATAATCGGTGTTATTGGGGTCTGTATTGTCGGAGGCCTTTTCACTCTTTACAGAAACAGGGCCTGCAAAAAACACAATCAAGAAAAACTGGATGTCCACAATCGTACAAAAGCGTTCTATAATTCAAGAGCCTGTATGTATCATAGATTCCCAGCTATGGACCCGGATATGTGGCGTCCACTGGTTGAGGAAGCATTGTCCGAAAAAGGCTATCTTTTTTGCCTTCGATCTTTGAGCCATGAGGATGAACGATACGAGAAAGTATATAAAAAATACTGTGATTTTTTGAATGATTATGGCCTTCCTAATGATCCCGGATTATTTTGGAGCGAGGATGTTTGATTCTAGTTCCCATGAAAAGGACTGAGTTTCCCAATGCAAAGACGCTTTTTCCGGGCGATGGCACTACTAACCGTTTTTCAATTGCTTGTGTTCTTTCCTGTTTTCGCGCATTCCGGTCGCACAGATTCCAGCGGCGGGCATCGTGACAGCAGTACTGGCACCTACCATTACCACCACGGCCATCCTGCGCACCAGCACACAGACCTTGACGGCGACGGAAAACCGGATTGCCCCTATAAATTCGACGATCAAACAAGCCACGGTGATTCCTCTTCCGGTTCGGACGTGCTCGTCGAATCCATCAAAAAACAGAAAGCCGAATCTGAGCCGAAGCCCACGACATTTTATGACATTCTTTCTGTAGTTCTGGAAAGCGTCTTTCTCACTTGGTGGATTCCGCTTCTTGTTTATTACGGAGTATGTCAGCACCGGCGAAAGCGCCGTAAGTAAGATTTTTGAAAGGACTTGATTCAATGCCGCCTGTCGCCTCCGCCCCGTGACAGCGTGCCGTCGCTGCCTCGGGGCTTCGGTCTGCAAGCGATTGGGAGCCGCCTGTGCTTACAGCCTACCCCTTTTGCAATGTATTTGTAAAGATATGGTTGCTTCTATTTGCGATCAGACGTCTGACTATTTCGGAAAGGAGGCGTACTTTTATGGAAAAACTATCTGATTTGTGCCGCGATCAGAAGCAGACGATCACGCCGCACAAGACGAATCAGGATATCGCCGAAAGTACTGATCTTTCCGTTGGTACCGTCGCCCAATTCTTTCGCGGCGACATCAAAAATCCTTCTGTGTACACTGCCGGGCCGATCTGCCGGGAGATGGGCGTATCGATGGATGCTTACTTTGATATTCCGCGCGAGGCTTCTCCGCCCGATCCGGACGCCGTTTCGGCAGAGGCCGACAATCTCCGCATTGAAAACGCAGCTCTTCATGAGCAGCTGAGGCAGCAGCAGAAATCCCTGCGTATGCACCGGCTTGTGACGCTTATCCTGCTCAGCATCGTCGCGCTTTGCGCTTTTGCTCTGGTGGTGGATATCCTGAGCCCCACCCTCGGTTGGTTCCGTGCATAAAAAAATAGCCGCCCCGGCGCACTGCCGGAGCGGTATTCTGTATCCCTTGGAGGTGTCCCCATGAAAGTCCCCGAGCCTCGCAAACTGAAATCCGGCACATGGTTCATCCAGCTCCGCCTCGGCGGCGAGAGCATCCCCGTCTCTGCCCTCACGCGCTCCGACTGCATCAAGCAGGCGCAGCTCATCAAGGCCCAGCACCGCGCCGACCAGCGCGAAGTCAAATATAAGACGGACAAGACCGTCCGTGACATTATACAGGATTATATTGACGCACTGCCCGCCGGTACGTCTCCATCGACAGTGCGAGGCTACTTAAGCGTTGCTTCGACGCGATTCGCAACGGTCATGGATAAGGCCCCGTCGAGCGTGCGTGACTGGCAGTCCGTGATCGATGCCGAAGCAAAGTCTGTCTCTCCGAAAACCGTAAAAAATGCGTGGGGCCTGCTTTCGTCTTCCCTGCGCAGCGCAGAGATCCCCGTCCCACGCATCCGCCTGCCGCAGCCTCACAAGGCGGAGAAGCTTTGGCTGGAGCCGGAGCAGCTTCCGGAATTCGTCCGACTCATTCACGGCGACCGTTTTGAAATTCCTATGCTTTTGGCTCTGCACGGCCTCCGGCGCTCCGAGATCCTCGCCATGACCTACGACAAGATCGACCTTAAACGCGGCACCATCACCGTCCACGGTGCGGCAGTCCTCGACCGTGACGGCGCAATGGTGCAAAAGGCCGAAAATAAGAATGCCAGCTCCCGCCGCGTTATCCCGATCATGATTCCAGCCCTTGCGGCAGCCATCGAAGCCGTGCCTCCTGAGCGGCGCACCGGCTTGATCTACGACGCCAATCCCACAACGTTGTATTGGCGCATCAATACCATCTGCAAAAACAACGGTCTCCCGGCGGTCGGCGTCCACGGCCTGCGTCACAGCTTCGCGTCGCTGGCTTATCATCTTGGCTTGTCTGCGCAGGAAACAATGGAGCTTGGCGGCTGGGCCGACAGCGATACCATGCTCAAGATTTATACGCACCTCGCGCAGGCCGACCGACTCAAGAGTCAGAATAAAATCGCCGCCTTTTTTGCAGAAAATGCTAACCAAAATGCTTAATTTTCAAAAAGTCATTGTGTCCCAACGCTTTTTCGTTTCATTTCTTGGGTTCGATTCCCGTACGGGTCACCAAAAAGAGAAAACCCGCAATCCATTGAGA